ACTGTTCCCACATCCGCAAATGTTGCGATAGGATTAATTCTACCTTGATAAAGAGTATCTCTATCTTCTTGTGTCAACTTAACTCTCGCTTTGATAGAATTTACCAAACCTCTTGTGTAACCCGCTGTTGCGAACCAAGGGAAGGAAATGTTGTCAGTCAAAGCTAAGTTTCTACAAACCTCACCAGTTGCTGGTAGATAGATTTGTGTGTTGTTAACAGTATCTCTTGTTAAAATCCAAGGATAGTAAGTTGAAGTATAGTTTGAGTCAATTCCTGTGTTATCCAAATTATCTACCGCCTCTTGAGGGTAAATAATTTGTAGTGAGTCACTTCCATCAGGACTATACATATCGTAGTCAGGTGTAGTAACAATATAAACAGAGTCAGCTCTTTGGAACTGTATCATGTCGATTGCTTCTTCACACAAGTTTGAGTTATTTACGTAGTCGATACTTGCAGTTGCGAAAACGTTAATGTTAGTCGATTCAGGGTTACGGTAAGTCAAAATACCCAACAAGTAAGCGTAGTAGTCAGTGTTAGCGAAGTCTTGAGTATTGTTTTCTACAACAATTCTCTTGAACAATCCTTGACCTGTCGCATTTGGATATCTCACAGAAGGAGCCGCCCCAGCTAAGTAACCTGACGCTCCGAGTTGGAACCTGTCTTCATTTGTTCTATGTTCACTATAAATGTCCCATCCATCAAATCCACCAGCAAAACATACTGTGAATTTTCTTGAATAGATGAAGTAGTAAGGGTTTTCTTGAGTTTCAGGGTCAGCTGTAAAATTAGCAACACCACACTCATATGCCGGTTGTCCGCTAGTTGTGTAGATATTTCCAATTGAAATTACAGTAGCACCTGAGTCCATATGGAAACCTTTTGTAAGCCCGTTCCAAGGGATAGATTCAGTTGTATCAGCCCAATCAATTTGAGGATTTTGTTGTCCCAAATATTGTAGGAAAGAATCATCAATACCATAGTAAGATGAAAAACCTAAATATGTTCTTCTTATAACATCACCAGGTGCTAAAGTAGTATTAGGTCCACCTGATGTATTTCCAAACGGAGGATTCCATATTGTTTCTTGAGGATAAAAATATCTTGTTTTGTAAACAATATTAGGTCCTTGATTTGTAGTGCTTTGATAAATTCTTTGAGTGTATCCATTAAATCCACAAGGTAATGCGTCAATTGGGGCGTTTTCAGCCATTTCAACCATTACATATCTTGAGATTAATGCAAACTCACCATCCGAAGAACCAATCTTCTTAGCAACGAAGTTGTTAGAACCTGGGTCCATTGTACAATTGGTGAACTTTTCAATTACAACAGGATTAGCATCTGTGTCAAAGAAATTTCTAATCAAAATATCGAAAGTCATATTATTATATGACATATTAGCAATAGAAACTTTTACCTCCGAGTTTGCAGCATCTCCATCAGATATAGATATAAATCTAAACAAATCATAAACCTTATTACCTCTTAATTCAGAGACAATGAAAGGTGTTTTAGGAGATTGATATTTTTGAAGTTTCCAAGCAATTGATGAACTTGAAGGAGTTCCTGCTACAGGTCTAGCGCCTGGTAACGCAATCAAATTACAATTTAATCCTCTAATATAACTCAGATTATAACCATATGTTAAAGAACCTGAATAAATTTCTTCAACAAATAGAGGAACCTCGTTTCTTGGTTTACCAAAGTTGTCAACACCTAATACTTTCGTAATGAATTCAGAAGATGTTGATTGTAATGAAGTTTCAAATTGGAAAGTATCACCGTCTTTAGTAACACCTGAGATTCCAAAAAGAGAAAAAGGATTTTGTGTAACCCCTGTGTATTGACCGTTACAAACTAAATCAACATCAGTCAATCCAGTAACCTCATAAATTGGTCCGTGATTTTGACTTGTTGAACTGTTAGTAAATAAAGAAATACCTCTTGAACGAAGTGTTGCAACAACCATGTTATTCCACTCACTATATGCACTTCCCGAATATGTAAAAATTGTTCCTGATACAGTACCTGAGAAAACCCCAGCACTTGGATTAATCATTTGATTGATTGCCCAATAAAATGAGTACCCGCCATAATCATTACCTGTTTGTAAATCAAAGTTAGCGTAGTACCATGCATCATTGTCTCCCGCAGACAAATCATTATTGTCTAAGTTAACATTATCAACACCGAACTCGTTTGTAAAACCGGTATATCCCGCATTTAATACATTAGAATAATTAGAACTTGGAATTGCTCCCCAAGCAAATGCTGTGTTACCTGATAAACTGTTATTAGAGAATACAGATAACAATGCATCTGTAAAATCGTTATTGAAGGTAGAAGTACTACCATCATTCAAGGTATAAAGACTATTGAAGTTTGTTGCAATTACCGCTGGTAAACTTGAGAAATTTACTGTTCCACCAGTGTTTCCTGAGAAAGCACTTGTAAAATTGATTGCAGCAACTCCTGTGTCAATGTCAATTGTTGTTGGGTCAGGATTAGCCACCACGGAAAGACTCCAAGACGGACCCGCGTCGTAACCAGACAATCCCAACACTCTCGTTACAAAAAGTTGGTTTGATTGTTGTAAGTAAGATTTTGCAATATATGCAGCCTCGTACTTTGGAATTTGTGTATTTACAAACTTCACTGGTTCAGTTCCTCCAAAGAAGGCTTGAAACTCATCATAGTTTGTTATAAAAACGGGTTCGAAAGCAGGACCTTTGATAGTCTCTCCTACCAAACCTAATGTTGTTACACCAACGCTTTGAGCCACAAATGATAAGTCGGTCTCAGAAGTGTAGACGCCAGGTGAAACATAAACTTTTTGGTTTACAGTTGTTGTTGCCATTATTAAAAATTATTCTGTCAGATTTATTTTATTGATAAATATTCTAATACGAATGAAAAAACTTTACTTTTATCTATCTATTTATAAACGGTGAGAATAAATTCTGCCTTTTTTCTACCATGAGGACAAAGAAAGAAATCAAAAACATAAAAATTGACCCTGCAGTACACGAAATCCTAAAAAAGTATTGTGATAAGAGGGGAATTAAAATTTATAAATTTTTGGAAAATCTGATACTTGAAAAGTGTCAGGAGAAAAAAGATATATACGGGGAAGGTTAGACTAATTTGTTGTCAAAATTTATAACCGCCACTTTGGTGTTATCGATTTTATCTACCTGTACGTTCAATACATCGTTATACGTTATTTGAATAAATGGTACGTCAGTCCCGTAAAAATTACCATTGATGTATACATCGTAAGATGAGATGTTATCGGTAGATAAAATTGACATGTTCGCAGTAAAATCTATTTTTTCACTGAGAGAAGTCACTCCCGATAAAAATAAAAATTGAGTTGGAAATTGACTCGGGTTTTCAGGCCAAATTTTTCTTTTCTTTTTAAGTACGGAAGTATCAACTTCCACCAATTGAGTAACTCTTTGGATTGCCGGTTTTACTTCGAATTCCTCTTCATCAATCAAATAACCTAGCATCGTGAAATCATAAGACTGAACATAATACTTTCTTGCGTCCATATTCATTTGAGACTCGTCACCAACATTGTTCAAAATAATCGGAACATATTGCCCCTTAATAAAAGTATATGCTTGTCTTGACGCAAAAGTCTGCATTACATTTTTATTGAGTTGGTTGAGTTCCCTCATCCTGTTACAAATTATTTTCAAACTATAATTGATATCCACAGGTACAGGTTGAGGTATTGTATATATGTCCATCCCTTGCATGTTTCCATCCCAAGTTGGTACTGAAGCATAATAAAACTGTTTTCTATTTGGAATATTATATAAAGTGGCGGGATTCGAGCCATACTTAACCTCAGGGCTTCTGACTAAAGTTATAAAGGGAGGACTAGGGTTGTAATCCAAATCAACAAATTTCCATGTTTCCAAATATTGTGACCAATTCTGAGTTGTAATAATTATATCAAGGAAAGGGACAACTTTACCTGCGGTTACTACCTTCAACTCATTTTTTGAAAACTCCAACATACCCTTATCCAAATCGGCATGTAGAACAGACTTCGGAAGATAAGTACCATCTTTTTTTATGTACTCCAAAAGTTGCTCCCTTCTAGCACTCAAAGTTTTCTTTGGGACTAACGGTAATGTTGGTTTAACTTGTTTAGGTAAAGGCATCTTTAATCTTCAATTATATATATTTTATTTTTGAGATTGACCATTTCAACCTCACTAGCGTTATAGACCGGTTTTCCTGTTTTTTTAATCACGAAACTATCATACTTGTAAGGGTCATATGTTACTACCACACCATCCTCAGGCTCGGCCAAATCTTCACAAGGGAACTCACAATAATCAATCAAATTACCAATGACAAAGGCATGAACATTTTTTCTTTTTTCATCTCTAACCTTAGATTTACCACCCTCTCTCACTCTAAATTCAACGTTATCAAGTTTTACATAATCAGCATGAATGATGACCTTTCCTGAGTATGTCACCGAAAAAGTATGTTTGTGTAAGTTGTAATATACCATTACCCTTGCACCCAAAAACAAATTGTCGAACTGAGACTCTTTTATTAATATTTTCATTATATACCCCTGAATTCATTTTCACTCACATAAGTAGCAACAACCGTTCTGTAAAATGGTTTGTATCCACCATAAGTGTGTTTATTGTCCGACTTAACATACCCGTCATCCGAGACAACATAATATCTGACCCTGTCCTCACTCTCATAATAACCCAAATAGTCTCCCATGAAAATTTCAACTTGTAAATCATCTAATGTTTTTTGATATACACTGAACCTCATATTACCAGGTTCTTGTTGTTCTACTCTTGAATTTCCAAGGAATTTGTTTGTTGGAGCTAAAACTTGAACATAACCTTTCAACTCAACAGGAGCCAAGAATTGAATTCCGTCTTCTAACACCTCACCATAGACATCATCTGTTTTGGTTTTATATCTGTCAATTCTATACAAAACAACAGTGAAGTTCATATCACCGATTAACCATTCCTGACCCATATCAATATCAAGAGTATAATCTTCACCACCAAAGAATTTACCAAGTCTAGTTATAGGAACTAAGTTTTCTGCCATATTGATAAATATATTTCTGTTTGTTATATTTCAATCAAAAGCTATGCGTTTATATCCGTCAACAAAAATATACTTGGACAACAGTTCCATTCATGGTAAAGGGGTTTTCGCTTCTCAAAAAATTCTTAAAGACGAAATTTTCGAGGTAACCCCTTATTTGGATTTAGAAATCCCCAAAAAAACCACAAGTGCAATTTTAATGAATTACCGTTTCAATTGGCCTCAAGGAACATCCGATTGGGATAAACAAGTTGTTGGTTGTGGACTTTCAAGTTTTTATAACCATAATAATATCCCCAATGCAAATTGGAGGTCCAATCTCGAAAACGACACTTTTGAGTTTTTTGCCTTGAGAGACATAGAACAAGATGAAGAAATTTTTGTTTATTATGGTGGTGAAGAGTATTGGAACGACGGAAGAACAAACGTTGAAGTTAAGTAAATGAGTCCTGAACTAAGTTTAGAATCTAAAGCACTAACTATACTTGAAACCTATGAAGGTGCAAACAACTATATCTTAGAGTTGAAAAGGAAATCTATTGTCAATAAGAAATTCTACCCAACAAGAAGTCAATCAGAGTATATTATTAATAACCATGAAAACCAACCTAAAGTTGCAAGAAAATGGGTAATACTCGATGCATACTTCGCACAAAAACTAGCGGACGACAAACTTTATACTGAAATACCAACTAAAGTTTGGGTGGAAAAACTACTCGCAGAAAAAGAAAAAGCATTCCATATTTGGGGAAAAGTTTTTGATAGTGAAGAATTACACGATTTTTGGTTACCAAAAGCCGCTGTTATAAAAGACAACACAGTCAAAGATGTTGTGATAGATTTTTCAAAATATTCTGTACGTCCTCCACTAAGTCATCAAAAAGAGGCAATTCAAAAGTTGGTTGAAAATAAAAAATTTATTTTGGCTGACGATATGGGATTGGGTAAAACTACCTCAACTATCATCGCGGCTCTTGAGACAAAGGCAAAAAAAATATTAATCATTTGTCCTGCAACTTTGAAAATAAATTGGAAACGAGAAATAGAAAATTATTCAGACAGGTCAGTATATATTGCCGAGGGTAAAAACTTTGACCCGAATCACGACTTTGTTATTATAAACTACGATATTATAAAAAATTTTCATGACACTAAGAAAAAAGCTGAATCGCAAATTCTTGGAGCCAATTTTGATTTGGTGGTTATTGACGAAGCACACTATATCAAAAATGCTCAAGCACAAAGAACAAAACTAATCAATGACCTTGTAAAAAAAGTTGACAGACTTTGGTTATTAACTGGTACCCCAATGACTTCCCGACCTATCGACTATTATAATCTTTTAAGTCTTGTTGACTCTCCTGTAGCTAAAAACTGGATGGCTTATGTAATAAGGTACTGTTCAGGTTATCAGTTCAGAGTAGGACCAAGAAAAGTATGGAACGTAATGGGGTCGTCAAATTTGGAAGAACTTAGAGACAGAACATCAAATACCATACTCCGAAGACTAAAAGAAGATGTGTTAGATTTACCTGATAAAATAATAACACCCGTATATCTCAGATTAAAATCAAAAGAGTATGAGGAAGTAATGGGTGAGTATTATAATTGGTATGAAAAAAATCCTGAAGAATCTAAATCTTTGACAGTACAATTTACCAAACTGACTAAAGTCAGACAAATTGTTGCAAATGAAAAAATTACTCAAACAATAGAACTTGCTGAGAACATTTTAGAACAAGGAAAAAAAGTAATCATCTTTTGTAACTTTACCGACTCACTCAATAAAATTACCGAACACTTTGGAAAATCCGCAGTTAAACTTGACGGCTCAATGTCAAAAGCAGAAAGACAATTTGCTGTGGACCAATTCCAAGAAAACGAAAAAATAACAGTTTTCGTTGGAAATATAAAAGCCGCAGGTGTTGGTATAACCCTAACTTCTGCCGAGGCGGTTATAATGAACGACCTTTCATTTTTACCTTCAGACCACTCTCAAGCAGAGGACAGAGCTTACAGATACGGTCAAAAAAATAATGTATTAGTATATTACCCAATATTCGAAAATACAATTGAAGGAATAATTTATGACATTCTAAATCAGAAAAAAAATGTCATTGCCACCGTTATGGGAGACGTACAAAACTCCGCCGATTTCGTTGAAGAAATAATGAACCGAATTAACGAAATGAGATAATAACAGAAAGCGTGTTATTTATATAACAAACGCCTTTCATTAGATATGAAGAAAATAGAACAACAAATTCAAAATCTCGAGTATCAGATTTTGGAGAACAAAGTGAACGAAGAAAAAAATTTACTTCTCACTGAAATGAAAAAAATCGGAATAGAAAAATTACCTTATTCCTACTCAGCCCTAAAAACGTTCATCGACCCTGAAACCATGGAGTTTCATTATAACAAACATTATAAGGGTTATGTAGATAAATTGAACGACGCATTAGCAAAGAAAAACTATGGTGATTTGGAGCTTGAAAAAATTATTAAAAACATTTCAAGATACGATAAAACAATTAGAAACAACGCAGGTGGAGCATTCAACCACGCACTTTTTTGGAACATGCTCACACCCAAACCAAAAAAACTAACAGGAGACCTTTATAAAAAAATTACAAAGGAATATGGAACTTTCACAAATTTCAAAAAGAAGTTTGAGACAATTGCCAAAGATAGATTTGGTTCAGGTTGGGTTTGGTTGATTATAACTAAAAATGGTAGTCTGAAAATTATGTCTACTCCAAATCAAGACAATCCACTTATGAATGTAGTTGAAGGTGGAGGTTTTCCTCTTTTGGGATTAGACTTATGGGAACACGCTTACTATCTCAAATACAGAAACAAAAGAGATGAATATATCACAAACTTTTGGAAAGTAGTCAACTGGGATTTTGTATCAAAACTTTTTGATATGAAAACCAAAACCAATCTAATTGAATCTAAGATAAATAAGGAATTATTAATTGAAGACACGGACGCATCATATATTCAAGCATGTTCGTTAGAAGATGATAAATTCTTTCAAGACTTACTAAAAAACGACGAAATAAGTAAAATTTATGGTGGGGGAATATACACCGCACTCAAAAAAGTGCCTTGGTTAGAGTTCAGACCTAGAGACCTTAAAATCAACAGGATGCAAGGGTTTTATAAAGATGGTCAAAGACACGACATAAGTTATCTTGCTGGTAACCATAGAGCTTTTTGTATGATTACAAAAAGTGTAAACGCAATACTGAAAAAAGTCGGAAGACCAAAAATTTTATTGAAGGGTAAAACATTACCTCAACAAATTGTTGGTGTGAGAAATTTAGTGGTTATTTTAATTGAAGCTGCAGAAAAAATATTCAATGAGGAATCTCCATTTTACAAAGCAATAATGTCAAACTTGGGTGAAAGCAGAATTAAAGGAGAGAAAGTAGAATCATGGTCCAATGAAAGATTAAAAAAAGAATTTGGCGTAGAAAACGTAAAAATCAAAAGTGAGTTCGGTGCTCAATCAGATTCAGAAGGGTTGGATGGTGAAATCACAATTGATGGAAATGTGATGACCGCACAAATAAAACCATTCTCAACATATTTCACTGAGGAAGGAAAGATTGTGGTTCTTACTCCTAGCAGTGTAAAAAAATACAAAGTAGATTTCATGATTTTCAGTAACTCTTTCGAAACAATTGTTTTGAAAAATCAAAATGTTGAATTGGGAATCAATGCATACAAGTTCCCCCCCGATGATTTGATTTATACACTAAGATGATATTTATATGTAAATCATTCTAATGGCAGTTATTCCAGAACCAGAAAGAAGTAGAATTTATAATCGACTAAGAAATCAATTGGGTGCACCTCTAAGAAGTGTAGAACTAACAGATGAGATGTTAGACTCATTGATGGAATTGTCAATTGGAGACTATGAGGAATACGTCTTACAGTGGCTCATTGATTCTCAATGGGTAAATTTAGTTAACTTGAACATGAATGAAAAATCTGTTGCAAGAGCCCTTGTTACAAGAACAATGGATTTTGAACAACAATTTTCTTACGCATATTCCAAAATTGTTGGTTTACAGACCGTAGGTCCTTGGGTTTTGAAGAAAGATTATTTTATACTGAGTGCCAACACCCAAAACTACGAAATTCCAGCTGGAAGAGAGGTTAACGAATTATTGTGGTTCTCAAACCAACCATGGACAGCATTTGGTCTTGGTGGTGTTGGAGGTTTCGGATTTGGTGGTATTGGTTTAGGTGCAAACGAAGCCGGTTACGCTCAGATGGGGTATCAGGGTTCATACTTTATGATGTCAGGTTTTGACTATCTAATTAGAATGCAAGAAGCTAATATCTTGAATAGAATCTTAGGTGGTTCATTAACTTATAGAATAACAGGTTTACCCGATGGAAAGAAAAATGTATTTCTTTATAACACACCAGGTGGAAGATTCAATTGGAGTAACTATAGCCTGTATGTTGGAAAGGCTGTTTGGTATTGGTATTATGATGTAGGACCTGATGACAGAAATGATTGTTTGAAAGCCAATCCTGATATTATTAAACTTCCAACCGACGTTCCTATCGAATCTCTTTCTTGGGAGGACTTGAACGTTCCTGGTCAACAATGGGTTAGAAGATGGTTTACTGCATATGCCAAAGAAACCTTGTCGAGGGTAAGAGGTAAGTTTTCAGGAAATTTGAAGACGCCTGACTCAGAAATTACAATGGATTATCAAAGTTTGGCAACCGAGTCAAAAGATGAAAAAAGTAAACTGATAGAAGAACTTACAGGTGCTGAAGGTTGGTTGACAAGATTGAGACCTGAAAAGGTTATGGAAAGAGAAGCTCTAATTGCTGAAAACCTAAACAAACAAATGAAATTCAGAGCGTTTCCAAGACAAATTTATGTAATTTAATGGCAATTGTTAAATCCATACCATCAACCAGAATTATTAACGGTCTCAGAATTGAGACTTCCGAAGTCGCCTTAGTTTCAGAATCTAATTACACAGTTCAAGGAGAGGCTTGTATTGTTGTTAGAGGTGTTCCTGATGCAGTGCTAACATTAAACTCTCGTAAAAGTGACCATGTAGTAGTTAAATCAATGACAAAACTTTTGGTGGTTCCTGACGTGGGTTTGATTGATGAAGAATACGACGAAGTTGAGTTAGACAAACTTGCTTGTGTTGAATTCAGATTTGTAAGGAATAATTGGTATATATTATCCTCAGACGGATTGAAACAATCCTAACTTTGTTTCCCAACCATCCTCAGCTAGTTCGTACATATAGTTTGGTTCTAAACCTCTTTTTTTCCAATATTCCAATTCTTGTTCTGTAATGTCCAAAACATCTTCTTGTAACTTGTCTTGGTCACCATCTTCGAAAGGCATTCCATTTATAAGTTCACACTGAGACGTTGTGAAAATACCTCTCTCCGCTGGGTCCGTCACAAGTAAATCATCTCGAACCTCTTGTTGAAACACAACCAACAAAGGTTCAATTCTTTTGTTGAATGTTACAATTGCTCTTGGTACATTGTATTCTCCTGTAGTATCAGGATTATTTTCCAAAATATTAGCATCCAACATGTAGCAGTTAACAATTACACCATCCGAAATTTCTACCGCTTTTGGATTTTCTAACTTATTGGCAGCATTCAAATCCTTGATTTGTTTTGCGGTCATTTTCTGCACGTCACCCTGAGAAGCCTTTTTACCATTGTTTACATACATTATAACATCACCCAAATTAACATTCAAATTCTGTTGAATTGCAAGTTCCATATGAGCCATTCTTGACATGGAATTTCCCGCCTTGGTCTTTTGTGTTAATCTTTTCTTATAGTCATCCAATGTGAGTTTTACTTTAGCTCTTTGTGCAATCTTTGAAAGTGGAATCCTTTGGTCAAAAATCTTTTGTAGGTATTCATAATAATATTCAATGAATTCTTTACCCTTCCCTTCCAAAAGATATTTTATCCCTTTGTCGAGAAACTCTTCGATATATAATGGAAGTTTTTTTGATTTGATAGAATTGCCAGTCAACTTTATCTTTCCCTTTGCATCCATAACCGCGTAATTTTTTCTGGCAAGATTTATACATGAAGGCCAAACACCATCGGTATCCAAGGCCATCTCACCTCTCATGAAAATATCATTATACTCTGCAACGTCAGCTTCAGGACCTGTATACTCTTTACCGACTTTTACTTTCCAATTCAGACCTCTACCGATATATCTGTGAGTGTCTACATCTTCGGGACTTGAAAAGTTTACACCATCCGTGTCCATAACCAGTGGGATATATCCTTTACTCATAAAGAACTTAATCATCTGACGAAGATATTGTCGACCTGTACAAGTGATTTGTTCTCCCATGTACATGTCACCCCACGCAAATACCTGAGGGGCAGAAAGAGCGCCAAACATTGAGTTGATGAATATCTTGATTGGTAACTGTTTGTTAGAATAAGATGCGGATTTCTGTGGGTCAGACTTCTCAAATTCTTCGGCAAGTTGTTTGTATTTGATACGCGTGTCACGGAAATACTTCAACATACCCTTCATTGCACCTGTGACATCACACTCGGGGAATACATCGTGTACAAGCTGAATAGAAGGGTATAGAGACGAGAAGTCGAGCTTGAGTACATTCTTACTATACCCAACCTTAAGTAGTCGTGAAAGACCTCCTACGAAGTCTGTTTTACTTTGTTTTTCTGGTATTGCAAGTCCGTGTTTGTAAGACCAAGCAAGCATCAACATTTTCCATAGAGTTGCAGTACCCATTGTTGAAACTCTCTCATAAGTTGTTGGAATCATTGAAGCCAGTAAGAATGACGCCTGATTAAATTCTTTGTCCACAGCAAGGGTTTCTTCCAAGTCATCATCCAAATATCTCTCGACAAGATTGTCACCTGTGGTTTTGATGTATATATCATCCCTTCTTCTGCAGACGTTATCAATTTCGGGGTCAACACCTACTTTTTTATATTTACCATTTTGTGTGTTTAACCAAAATTCTTCTTTCTCAGCATAAAACTTTCCGATGTCTGTGTGTTCAATATAAACACGGTCAGGAGCTTCTTTGTTAATGAATTTGGTGATGTATTTAAGACCAGCGGCTTTGATGTTAGAATTGATGGCCTGCGCTCTTCTTACTGCATGAATAATGTCAATTACATTATATCCCCAAATGGAAGTCTGTAAGTAATCTTCAACTTCGTTTGCAAGTTTCAGTATTGATTCCTTTCTTGTATAGGAATGTTGGGGGTGTAACGATTTTATTGATTTTCTCATGTCAATCCCGAGACGTTGACCTCTTTCGAATATCCAGTGCCAGTCGAAGTTTGCTGAATTATAACCACCAATGATAGAAGGTTTGATTTGGTCAATGATATTGAAGAATTCAATAATTGCACCCTTTTCTTGAGATTCATCGAGACACTCAATTACTTTATGGTAACCCTTATTTGTTTTTATCCCAATCATGAAAATACGACCGTCTTTAGGGTCAAGGGCGTTAGTCTCCAAGTCAAATACTAATCGAGTGACTTGGTCGTAATCATCAAACCCTTTGAACAATCTTTTCTCTTTAGCAATTAGATATTGTTCTACGGGAGGGAGAATCATTATTTTGTCTTTTACCTTATCACCCCAAGGGTCCAAATTACCATCACGGAAAAATTGAATAAGTTCTCTGTAACCTTTGAGAGATTTAACCATGAATGTAAGACCTCTTTCAAGTCTTTCATCTCCTTTGGTTTCAAGTTTATCAATAACAATTCCATACTTGGTCATAGCTTCTTTTTGAGCCATTTTGGAATCGTTATAGAAACCGAGACCTCTTAGGTCACCAACCCACGCGAATGGAATAAATTGGTCTTTTCTGATGTCTTTACCTTTACCCGGTATTTCTTTGACTTTGTAGATTGAGTTGGAAACGTAGTCAAACTCTATTGCAACTATAAATTCTTCAGGGTCGTTCCCTTGAAGAAACTCTTCAATTTCTTTATTCGAAATCATAAAATTTACGAGTGGTTTATTGGCTTTCACACTATCGTGAAGTTTACCTTACTCATTACCCATAAATATAAAAAAAAATTCTCTTATATCAAATTAACAACAAGGAGACTCAGCAATAAAGCTATCTTCGATATTAATGAAAAGTTGTTCTCTGAGAGGTAAAATGAGATTACCTTCTTCATTCTTAATTAAAAATTGACCCTGATACCTACCTGGTGTGTCAGTATCCATCGAAGTAAATTGGAAATAAATATAGTACTCTACGCCCGCACCAGGTTCAGGTAATATCAATGAAGTAATATAACAGGGTGCAGATACGATTTTTGGGACACCTGTATAATAATCTATCATTGTAAAATAGATGGTGGAAAATGGAAGAGATTCCATAAACTCCAAATAACTTGACCTACCATCTTGAACAACTTGCATTTTCAACAAAGGAAGGGTGGCATTCTTTGCAATATAAAATTCCATAACAATAAATATATTGTTATGACTCTTTACGAAGTTCTCTATTATAATGTTCGAACCTGTTATGTTCCGTGGGTGTCATCAACAAAATACCGGGTTTCAATTGACCCTTTTTGGTGAGTTGATACATATGACTCATCCATGTCTGTTCAAAAGGATGTGCCCAAGTTGTTTCCAAAAACATTTTTTGATTTCCTGTTCTTGAAACAATTTGAGGCCAATTGCAGTAGTAAATCTCACCTGTCGCATAAGGAATTCCTTTGTGTGATAAAATTGAATTGAACTCAAGTTTTGGTGCATTCGGGTCTAATCCCATTTGTGGAAGTCTTGGTTTACCAGGCCAAAACTCTTCTCTAACATTTTGGGGAACATTATACCAAGACCACTGCACACTATTGTCACCGAAGAACTCAGTATAATTTAGCTTTAAGAAATCAAAATTTTCTTTTTTTGCAATCTCCAAAGATTTTGTGTATAAGTTGTCAACTTTTCTGTTGAAACCATTTCTACAAACTTCCCCCTCTTTACAATAAAAAAACATGTCATCTTCAAAAAACAAATAGTAATCTAAATCAGTTTTGTCAAAGTGTTCTGCAATGAACTGTCTTCCACCACAAATTCCCAAATTACCCTCATCAGGTATAATGTGTTCGAAGTCATACTTTTCACATAGATATTTGTAAGCCTCGAAGGTTGAATTATCTGTTGAGTTATTTAGAAGAAACTTTTTTGTTTTATTGAGGTAGTCTTTATCATACTCCAAAAAAGAATTTATCAAAGTTTCAAATTGTTTTGGACTATTGAATGTGATTACATATAATCCTACTTTGTTGATATCAAGATTATTTTTTGATACAACACTTGTTTCATTTTTAACCTCCAATACATCGTTTTTCAAATCTTCAAAAAACTTACCAATAAGTCCGTTATATTCAATTTTGAAATAATTTATCAAATCAGAGTGTTTGTAACACATGATACTGAAAATTGATTCTTCAGTTCCCATGTAACCTTCTTCAAGTGTAGATTTCAACAATCCATAATAGATAGAGTTTATTGACGGTATTGTTGATTTTGGTCCACCAAAGAACCCTCCTCTTGCCACTTTATTTACTTTGGCACCGGCCAACTCGTTTAATTTATTATATTCAAATCCATGAATTTCCCTCTCTGCATCATAAGGGAAACAAATAAACGAAAACTTGGAAATGTATTTGGTTAGTTTATCCAATACTTTGTCATGAGTAAAGTAACCAGGATGAACAGTATTTGTTAATCCACCATCAATCCAAAACATATATTCAGAATCAAACTTATCCATTATTTTCGCGTCATGTAAAAGAAAAACCTTGGACATAACAAGTGGATTATAATTTTCCAATCTTGCTTGTGTTGAATCTTTTAACCAACCCGACAAGTTTTTCCAATCTTCCCTATTTCTAATTTGTTGAATTAAAGGATAAAACTCATTGTTAATAAACCAAGAAAGAGGACGTTCTATAAATTGTGTATTTTTTTCACTTCTTCTTTGGAAAACAAAGTCCCTCAACGAGGCTTCGCCAAACACAATAAGGTTTTCCTCTACTTTCAATAAAGATTCAAATTTATCCAAATAATGTTGAAAAGGTCTCGCCCAACCCTCAGAAAGAGATGACCTTCCAATATCCCATATTCCTGTTACAAGAGTTATATTATTCATAAATTCTATTAAATTCTTCTAATATTCTGAAAAAACTTTTATTCAATGTAAAGAAAGTTTCATCCACCCCACTTGGTGCATTGTCCCTACACCACCAAATATCAAAATGTTTTCTATAAAACAAATCTTGGTGATTGAAAAACATGAGACTCATGATGTTTTCTTCGTGGGGCAATTGTTTGATATCTTCAATAACATTTTTTGCATAACCTTCGAATAAGTTTACAACTTCATCCCACTTGCTTCTGTGTCCTCCAAAAAGCCCACCAATGATGTGAATACTTCTATCATAGTTTTTATACCATTTGGGGTCCAATGTTCCTGACCAATAGTTTCTCTCATTCTCTTTACCAATGAGTAAAAACTTATCACCCGTATCTTCAATCATATTTTTCAAAAAATCATTGTTAAAGAGGTTAGATTCATAATACCTTCTTTCTAATTGGTTATTGGTCAAATATTTTAAAGGGATTAAACCACAATGAGAAAGGCCAGCATCAATCCAATAGTAGTAGTCATAACTTTTATCTTCATTCCACCACCAATGAAATTTTGAATATTGAATTTCAATACATCTATCACCCGCTTTGATTGCACCAACATCCTTATAGGATGAAATTAAATCTTTGAATTTTGTTTGAGTTAAATCAAAAACTTTGAATTCTAATTTACTCGGATTGATTTGGTGTGTTTCATAAAAGAAAGTTTTAAGATTTTCTAATTCTCTGTCTGAGGTGTAACACAAAAAATCAGCTTCAGTCATTTTGAGTAGAGATAGTAAACTGTATCTATAATGACTTACTCTTTGAGGTCTTCCTCCAAACTCTGTACCATTCAAATCACTGTAGATACAAGTAATAAATTTAACTGACATAATAAAAATCTTTGTGAATATTATTTTCTTTAAGTTCTTTAAGGTTAACACCATTCAAAAACTCAGTAGGAATTTTAAAGGGACTGTATAAATTCCAATTATAAGTTTGAGTATAGAAGTTATTATACTGTCCTTGAGAAACATCCGACCAACTACTAATTTGTGGTGCTAATGGTAGAATTGGTGAATAACTCTGTTTTCTCGGGTAGACAAATTGATAAATAAAATCATCAATCGCGTAGTAACCCAAATTTTCAGGTTTCGCTATTTCCATAACTCCATCGTAAATGGAGTTATGGTACAACATAAAGTTCGTCGCAAATATACCCCTCTCGTGTTCTTTTTTTGGAGGAAGGGTTGTTATATCCAAGAACAAAGGTTGAATTGAACTTTGTAGTACTGGTCTATTCAAAGTAGGTGCAAAATTTATCACACCGAATTCAAAATCACCAGTTTCATTTTCAATCTTATTTATCAAACTTTTTGAATAAGGTAGAAATGTACAATCATCTTCAATCACCATTACAGACTCATAATTTCTTTCCTTAGCTAATTTTAAAATTTCGAAATGAGATAAACTACAACCACCATGATTGTTTAAATCGATTGCTTTGAACAACTCAAAGTCCCAACCGATATATTCCATTTCTTTTTTGATATGTTCCAACCGGTCAGGTCTTCGTTCCAAATTGACAACAAATTTGGGTATATTTGATAGGTTCATTAACTTACGTGATTGTGGTTTAGTTGTCCTGTTAATCTATCACACCAACCTTTTGATTCAGAGTGAGGCCATACAACCCAATACTTTGGAAGAACATCAGTCTGAAATTCTCTCCATATCTTACAGTATTTGTCGGGGTCATTCATCATTCTATTAATTTCTGCTTTATCCGCATCTTTTCTGAACAATGTTTCATCGTTTGGTCCGTGGAAAGCAACAACCCAAAAATCATAATCTTTTTCAGGAACACTCGAGTAACCTACGTCAATACAATGTTTGTAAACCGAAGCAAAATCCTTCTTCCATGCCTCTTCGTTTTCATAGTTATATGGATTTGGAGGATAGTTTTTATCTAAAGTATATCTTTGAACCGCTCTTCTTTCAAAAAGTAGACCTGAATATTTTTCATAATCTCTTAAGGTTCTTACAGTTCCAAATCCGTATGGACCATCATGACCTTCTTGTTTCTCACCATCCATACCAAAAAGTTTTCTATTTGTCAGATGTGAGTGTTTATTTTTTTCACCCCAAGTTTTATCGTCATCCCACTGCTTTGTTCTTCCTTTACGGGTATACTCATGATAAACCACAGGAATGTGTGGGTGAAATAAATCATAACCCCAAGTGTACGCTCTTGCAGCGATTGAAATCTCCTCACCGTGAAAATAGTATTCAGGATTGTGTTGAACTTCTTTAGAGAACTCACCCAAAGTGAAGCAGAAGTGTGCCGAGTAAAATCTTGCGGTCACAGGTTTTGTCATTTCTCTCCAACCTGGTATTGTTTCGGGTAAGAAGAAAACAGCCCCTTCAGGGATAAATCTATCAAATACCATTCTCCACGCATCTTTTGCTCTCCCTGCGGGGTCGTTGTCAGGGTCAAAGGAAGGTACGTAACCCGTAAGTAGAGGTTTTTTGTACCCGTCCTTTTGTAGACCCTTAATCATTTTTATTAAAGTATCATCCCAATCCTTTTCAAATCTCATATGAGAATCGATTTGCATTGTGTACTTTTCATTTTTATAAAGTTGTTGAACTAAGTGTCTTGCCCAACAAACACCCTTTGCTTCTTGATACGGGATGTTCAAAATTCTAAATCTTTTATCATCTTTCCACTCATCCAAATTATCAAAACCATCAGTTTCAGAATATTGTCTTGCAATACCAATGACAAGGTTTTCAGGTTTTTTGGCATTTGCCAACATATCTTTAATTGTTGGAACTAATTGTGGGTCTCTGTAAGAAGCAATCTGAATAAAAATTTTGTTCATGAAATATATTTTGTATAAAAATAAAAAACCCTCCACGAAAGTAGAGGGTTTAATTTTATAAAAGTTTTTTTATTAACAACCGTTAGGGTCAGAACTTGTAATCAATCCTGAACCACCACTAACCAAATACCATGCAGTTCCATTCGAATAGTATCCATCAGCAACTGGGTCAACAGGTGGATTACCTGCTGTTTGGTAAAGTGTCTCACCTACGTTTGGACCAGGTCCACCCGCAACTGAACCATATACTGTGTTAGGTGAAGAAGTATAACCTGAACAAGCGTCAACTGATGTTGCACCTGAACCTAAAGTATATTCATAATAACCTAATGTTGCTGTAGGTGTAGTTGTCGGTGTTGGAGTTGGTGTCTCTGTTGCAGTAGAAGTAATTGTTGGTGTCGGTGTTGGAATTACAGAACATGAACTGAACGCTCCTACTTGAGCACCTGTTGCGTCGATTTCAGTAACAATATTTGAACTTACGTAGAATCCTGCAACCATTGTAGATGGACCGAAACTTTCAGGATAGAATTGTGTACAATTATCAAATATCGGAGCGTCTCCCCAAATTGTTCCGACTATTCCTGATGCACAAGCCTCATTTTCCGTTGAGCCTGAGCCAACTGAGAAAGAATATCTACTTACAGTTGGAGTAGGTGTTGGTGTGTTGGTTGGTGTTCCTGTGTTTGTAGGTGTGTTAGTAGGTGTTGGTGTATTCGTTGGTGTCGGAGTCGCTCCACAAGAACCAGAAAGTGTTATTGTTGCACCTGAGATACAACCAATTCCACAACCACCATTCAAATAATAAATTGAACCACCTTCAATATACCATCCCTCAGGGTCTCCTGTGTTTGGACCTGTAGCATCTGACCAAGCTAATGTTGAGTCAGCCAAAGATGAACCGTTTACAAAAATTGTTGCAGTACCTACACAATCACAAGCCTCTTGCTCACTTATTTCAGAGTGACAAAGTCCTGCTAAAGCAGTCCTTACAACATTAGTTGCCGTTGGTGTATTTGTTTGTGTTGGTGTATTCGTTTGAGTTGGTGTGTTTGTATTTGTCGGCGTATTGGTTGGTGTTGGAGTATTCGTTGGAGTTGCAGAAGCCGTAATACTTGGAGTTGGAGTTACAGTAAGTGATGGGAATTCACCCTCATTTACAACTACAATTCTCGGAAATGCCGAAGAATAAGTATTGTTTAACAACCAAATGTTTTTTACTTCATTTGGTAATAATTCCACTTGATATTGCCACAATGCATCATCACATCTTTGATAATTGAATGTGACGATTGTGGTTCCTGTATTCGTTAGATTATATTTACTGCACGCCATTTTAAATCTTTTTTATATAAATACTTGTCCTCGAAGAAAAATTTTTCTTTTTTCAATTAACTTATGGACAAATTCCAATGTTCACAACCAAACCTGTCAGTAGGTCAATTTGTATCCATGTGTTACCATCGGTAATTGTCATTTGAGCTCCGATTGGAGGAATTGTACAAAGAGGATTTCCATATACATAATCACCAGCAACCAACTCAGGGAATGGAATGAATGAGTAAATTGTAACATTTGAAGGTCCATAACCGGCTTCATCACAAGCGTTGTTCCATACAGAATCTGTCCAAAGGTTGTCCATATAAACCAATGCTGGTGTTGGTGTGGGTGTTGGGTGAGGTGTTGGAGTAATTGGAGGTGTGACTGTTGGTGTAGGTGTTGGACCCGGTATCACAACTGTATAAGTGTATTTACAACTTGGAAGATAACAATAAAAGGTTCCGTAGACGTAATCAGATTCATATGTAAACGGAAATACTTTTTCACCTAATGTGATTGTCCCACCTGAATCTGGCATAAAAACCACATTTGTCAGTTGTCCACTGAAATTAATACTTGATATTGTTACACCACAATCTGACATTATATTTGAGTTACTGTGATAATTAATGACGGGACTTCAGGAATTACCACTGGTGTAGTTTGAGCATCTTGATGTTGTAATGAGGAAACAGCACCAGTCAAAGAAGCCCATACAAATTCCAAATAATCACCTGCATTAAGTGAAATAACAAAATTCCAAGCCAAAACGCTATATTGATTATTGGTGGGAAAATTATATTGAGTGGCAGACTCATCTATATTAGTCCCGTTTTTCCTGAACCACTGATAAACAGATTGATTATTACCATCCGTAAAGACTTGTGCAGAAAATTGAAAATTAAATGTTCCTCCACTTGAAACCGTAAATTTGGAATTGTCAACTAAAGTAACCCCGTAAGATTCCAAGGTTGTATCCGCAGTCCAAACAGTTGCAACATTTTGTGATAAGGGTTGGTCTTTGTTGTCTACAAAAACACCATATAAATTTCCTGAGGATGAATAACCCGCTTTAACTCTATATGTTACACCATCTTGAGCGACGGCATATTCAGCATTTGATGTGATTGCCGTTAATTCAGGTAATTGTGATATTGGTAAATTTGGCATTTTGTTTTTATTTTATAAATATTATAGTCCGTATTTAGATTTATTAGCATTAAAGTTTTGTAATACTTGAGTTGATGTTAAAGGGGTGTTATAAATTCTGGTAATTCCAATTCTACCATTTAACCATTGTGAGTATTCACCACCATTATAAGAACCAAGATAAAGCGGGTTCGTAGAATTTAATATACTTGTAAACGTATGATTTACAGTTCCTATTGAAGAACCATTGATAAATGTTTGTAAAGTCTTTATTCCTCCGCTGTTGGTCCAAACATAGACAACTTGATACCAAGTATTAAGTGAAATTGTATAACTTGTTGAATTAACAAAAACTGATGGTGAGCCATTACTGTATTGGGCAAATAAACTTCCTGAAGTATTAACCCTGATTGAATATGATACATCTTGTGATAATCCCCCATTATCAAATTTACCTAAAATAACTGAACTTGATGAAAATGAACTAGAATAAAACCAAGCCTCCGTTGTCCAACTTCCACTACCTGGTTCCAGTAGTGGATTATCCGCAACTTGAATTTGTGATGAAGTTCCATTGTATGAAAAATATGGTGATGTGAATGTAATATTAGACATTGTTCCGTTTAATCCATTACCCGATAAATCATTTATAACGATTCCACTACCTGAATAACTTGAAGGATTACTTGGGTCATAATACAATACAAGATTACTTGTTACAGGAACTGCTGGTGTTGAGGTTGGTGTTGGTGTTTGGGTTGGCGTTTCAGTATTTGTTGGCGTTTGTGTGTTAGTAGGTGTTTGGGTTGATGTATTTGTCGGAGTTGGACTTGGAAACTGAATTAAAATTCCACTCAAATCCTCTTGTTGTAAAAGAAATAAGTTTTCTTGTAATAAAAACCCTTCATCAGGTAAAGTTGGTGTAGGTGTTGGTGTTTCTGTATTTGTAGGCGTCACCGTTGGAGTGGAGCTTCCGGTTTGCGTCGGTGTTTCTGTTGGTGTAGAGGTTTCTGTATTAGTAGGCGTTTGCGTCGGTGTTTCTGTTGGTGTAGAGGTTTCTGTTTGAGTTGGAGTTTCAGTCTGTGTTGGTGTTTCAGTGTTTGTTGGTGTATTTGTAGGTGTTGAGCTCTCTGTTTGTGAAGGAGTATTTGTAGGTGTCTCCGTATTTGTTGGAGTTGGTGTCTCAGTAGGAGTTTCAGTTGGTGTTGGCGTTTCTGTATTAGTCGGTGATTGCGTTTGGGTCTGAGTTGGTGTCTCCGTATTTGTTGGAGTTGGCGTTTCAGTAGGAGTTTCAGTCTGAGTCGGTGTTTCAGTATTTGTAGGAGTTGATGTTTCCGTAGGAGTTGGAGTTTCCGTAGGAGTACTGGTTGGAGTTTCTGTCGGCGTATTTGTAGGTGTCTCCGTATTTGTTGGAGTTGATGTCTCAGTAGGTGTTTCAGTTGGTGTTGGCGTTTCTGTACTAGTAGGTGATTGCGTTTGAGTCTGAGTTGGTGTCTCAGTTTGTGTTGGAGTTGGCGTTTCAGTAGGAGTTTCAGTTGGTGTTGGTGTATTTGTTTCCGTTGCTGTTGGAGTAAGTCCAATTGTTGCAGTTGTAGATGGAGTTGGCGTTTGAGTAGATGTTTCAGTTGGTGTTTGGGTTGGAGTTTCAGTCTGAGTCGGTGTCTCGGTCTGCGTTGGAGTTTCAGTGGGGGTTTCACTTGCGGTTTGAGTTGGTGTTTCAGTTTGTGTCGGAGTCGGCGTTTCAGTTGGAGTTTCTGTTTGCGTTGGTGTTTCAGTTTGTGTCGGAGTCGGCGTTTCAGTTGGAGTTTCAGTATTTGTTGGCGTAGGTGTTTCAGTTGGAGTTTCAGTTTGTGTCGGAGTATTTGTTGGTGTTACGGTGTTAGTTGGTGTCTGAGTTGGACACAAAGAAAATGCACCAATCGTAAATCCTGAGGAATCCAATTCAATCACAACGTCGTTGTATGAATAATATCCTGTTAAGTCTATGGTATTAGGTCCTGATATTGAATCATAGAAAACAATGTTTTCATCAAAGATTGGTTTATCACCCCAAATAATTCCATTATTCAAGCAAAGACACGCATCACTCAAAGTTGTCCCTGAACATACGTTGAATTGAAATCTAAGATTTGTTGGTGTTGGCGTTTGTGTTTCAGTATTTGTTGGTGTATTTGTAGGAGTTGCTGTGTTAGTTGGTGTTTGAGTTGGAGTTTCACTTTGGGTAGGTGTATTAGTTTGTGTTACTGAAGGTGTTGGCGTTTGCGTCGTACACAGTGAATAAGGACCAACGGTAACCCCATCCGAGTCAAGTTCCACAACAACATTATTGAAACTGTAAAAACCTGTCAAGTCAACTGTATTAGGACCAGTAGGAGAATCGTAGAAAAATACGTTATCATCAAAATTTATATTGTCACCCCAAATAAATCCGGTGTTTGTACAAGCACAGGCATCATACTGAGTTACCCCCGAGCAAACCTCAAATTGTATTCTCAGTTTTGTTGGTGTCGGTGTTGTTGTGTTTGTCGGTGTAACTGTTTGAGTTGGAGTATTTGATGGTGTGACCGTCTGAGTTGGAGTATTGGTAGGTGTTGGACAAGGGTAGAAAGAATATGTGAGGTCATTAGGTGGACAATCGATAACACAAACAATACAATTAGGGTCAAGTAGTTGATACCTTTGCTTCAACAATCTGAAATTGTGTGCTACCTCGGATGCATCAAGTGGTATTGTGTACATTCTAAAAGCACTAATATCACCAATGAAACTACCTCCAAAAATTTCTTCTAATTTTATTTCTGTTGTTAATCCTGAATATATTGTATGGGTCAAGTCCTCAGTTGTAAGACACTCTGGGTCTTGTTGATAAGTCATTCCTGAAAGAGATGCTGGACACCCTCCTGATAAAGTAAGGTTGTCGTGAAGACCTTGAGTACCACCCCCAAGGGAAATATTATAACCCACCCCGATTTGTTTTTCTCTCGGAGTGTCTAAAAGTCTCGGAATAATCTCTTCGAAATCAGGTATAATCATAAACGGTCGTCCGTTCACATAGATAATAAAATCACCTAATCTATATCTTTTTTCTTCGAACCATGAGTCTTTGAAATGCACAACCTCAGTTGTTGCAGGTTCTATATTGTCATGAGTAATCGGTGGCTCAATTAAACTTAGAGTATTATTGGCGGTTGTTGCGGTATATTCTTTGGAAACAATTAATCCTAAACCACCTAAATCTCTTAAATCACATAATTCGAACCATTCTCTTCTTCTGAATACCGCATCTATTTGAACCCAATGTTCGTTTTCAGAGTATGTTGTCCCTGTACAAAAATCGAATATACCCCTTGTTGAACACCACTCAGTTACGGATGTTCCTGTATGATATGTTAGTCCTGTCGTACAAGTTCCAGTGGTTTCACAACCTCCAGTGATGGTGTAGACTTTAACACATACTCTTGGGTTTCCTGTATCTCCTGAAAGTCTTATAGACATCGCATTTGAAACACCATCATAAAGTGGGTCCAATTCAGGAATTGAGGCATAAGTTGAACAAGAACAAGGACATCCACAATTACAATTTGTTGAAGTTACTCCTGAGGGTTGGTAAACAGGTATACAACTGTGAGAATTTGAAATTCCTGATAACCCACACTCACAGGTGTTCATGCAAGTTAGACCCGATGTTACCCTTGTGTATCCTGTATCTTGTTTTGGACTTCCATTGGCGTAGTGATAGAATTTGTTTTCAGCTCTTGCACCCATGAAAAAGAAAGTACCCTTGTTGTCGGGATATCGATTATTGAGACCAATGTTGGTTGTACCTGTCCATCTATATCTCAACATGAATTCAGCTGACCATCCGAGATTAACTCTCTCAGGGAAAATTTGATATTCGTATCCCGCTAATTTGTAAAACCCTTGGAAAAATCCCCCTTGTAATCTTGCGAAATAACCTACTTCATCTCCATAGGTGGTGTAATCTAAATTATAGGTGTATGAGTTGTCGTTCCAAAGTCTGTTATTTGTTGTTGTAAAACCAGTAATAGGGTGCATTTTAAAACGTCTGTCATACTTGTAACGACTGAACTTGTCATTTATATTTGTATAAAGTCCGGTTGTAATATCTATTGTCTCACCTGATATTTGTTTTACAAGTCCGTTGTCTATACCGGTCAAACCAACATTACACAATGTTGATGCTGTCGGACAAATATTTGGGTCAATATCATCAGGGTTCCAATAGTTTTCTGATACTATTGTGTCGGAGTCAAAAGAACAAGTTGTTCTTTGACAAAGTGTTGTGGCTGAAGAATCAAAATCAAACTTGAAAGGCATTACGTTTCCATCAGTTTGTCCAATGAGAAGCGGAGAAAAAACAACCTCTTGGTTGAATTCTCTTTCGTCAGTTGCCAGACATATATCTGAGATTTCTCTGACAGGAACTAAACCATATTTTCTGTAATTGTACTGTAGAATATTCTGATAAGCCATAAACTTATGATAAATACTTTGTGAGATAGTATTTATGTATAAAGAATTTGTATGATTGAGATAGACAAAGAATTTTATTCCAGTCCTTATTATTTTTTGATAAGAGAAAAAGCTAAAGAATTCCATCTTTATTTCTCATCAGAGAATACTCTGACCGAAGCCAGAAAAAAAGATGTGATGGTTAAAGTACCTGCAGACAAAGTTGAGGATGTAAAAAAATATATTAACTCTTTGGTTAAGAAAAAAAAGAAAAAGACTACAAAAGAAATAGGTGGAGAAATTGAAGAACTTGTGAACTCAGATGGTTCTATGTCTAATTCAAAAATACCAATTCTTGACCCAAGACTTCATCCTGAAAAAACAATGGACCAAACTGTAGCTGCGGCTAGAATTACCAATGACCCAATTGCTCGTGGTTATAGAACTTACTATGGTGAGTCGGTAGAAGAAGTTAAAGAAGAAGATATGTCAGGTGCGTTTGGATATGAAGAAACAAAAGAACTTGATGGTAAAGAAACATTCAAATATTTCAAAGATGAGTTAGGTATGGATGAAATGGATGCTTGGGAAAGAACTGAAGAACAAGGTAAAGACCCTTCGGGAAAAAAGGACGAGAAGTCTCCATACAAAAAAGATAAAAATTTTGTAACAAGAGCAACTTTATCTGAAATTCAAAGACAAAAGGCTATCAAAATGTTGGAAGATATTTTGATGAAACAAAAAAATTCTAATAAGTCTGATGTTCTCGAAAAAGAAAAGGAAAAAGAAGAAGAGAAAGAAGTTCCAAATATCATAAAAAAGAACTTGTCAACATTGCTAAAACAAATGGAAAAACAAGGAATGTCAAAAAAAGATTTAATCAAAATTATTAACCGTGAATAAATCACTTTACGATAAGTTTGTTGAATTCCCAAAGGATAAACAGGAACATATGAAAAAATCATCTGCAATGGTTAAGAATGCGGATGAAAATTCAGAAGGTTTCAAAAGGAACAAAGAATTACAAAGTAAAAATTACATTACTTACAAACAACTAAAAAGAATTAAAAACTTTTTTGACAACTTCAAAGGAAATCATAAAGAGCCAGCCTTTATTTTGAACGGTGGAGTGATGATGAAAAATTGGGTAAATGACCAACTAAGAAAAATGAGAGAAGGTTTGAATATGACCAAAACAAATAAAATGAACACGGGTATGCAAAACCAATTCATCAAACCTCACGAGAAAAAAGATTTCACAAATGTAAGACCTTCACAAAAACACAAATCCACTGTCGAAAAATATGACACAGCTGTTACAGAGAGCCTTAAAAGAATAAACGAAATAATATCTAAACTTTAATTCTATGTCAGAACAAATCACACTCGATTTGAGTCAAACAGAAAAAAACACAATGACAGCGGTTGCAGATGCTGAGAGAGCTAAATTAATTCCAAAGAATGACTACAACGGTGTTGGAAACCAATACTCATCTGTAAACCGTGATGCAGTTGCTGATGGAGATTCTATGGGAAGAGGTACTGGTTCTTATCTCGATGTCTATAACGTTAATGCGGGAACAATTACCGACGTTGTAGAAAGAAAAAATGAAATAAAAATCAACAAATACAACTCGTCTAATCCATATCCTAACTTCACAACATGAGACTAAACAAGATACTAAAAACTTTAATTACGGAGATAGCTTCAATACAAAGTATTGGAGATGCTATTGACCGAAAAAAAGTTGTTTCTATCTATTATGATGGGGATGAACCTGGTGGTAGAGGACTCAGAACTATCGAACCGGTGTGCTTGTTTGTAGATAAAAGAAGTCAAAATACAAATTTGTGTGCTTGGGATAGAGAAGGTGCTTCACATAAGGTGGCTGTCGGAGATGGTGTTCTTCCAGGTTGGAGATTGTTCAGATTAGATAAAATCTTATCTTTCAACCCAACAGGAGAAAATTTTACTCAGATGAGGCCAGGTTTCAATCCACAAGGAGATAAAAGAGCTTCACGTATAATTTATATAGCAAAATTTTAATTTATGGACCAGTTGATGCAAAAATTGATGATTTCGAAACAAATAATGGATAAACACAATGAGATGGGTAGAGGTAATGCAAAACCTTCCATGAATGAATCAACTCCTTTGGAGTCATTTAATGTACCTCAAGCAAAATATAATATTCCCTCTGAGTTCATGCAACAACCTACTCAAAATCTTCCTGTTTCAAGACAAGCGCCATCAGGTCCACCAACTATCGACGCAATCAAAAATTCTAGATTGCCTGATGAAATCAAAAAATTGATGATTGAACATCCGATTGAAAAGCCTCAACAACAATCTGTAGGACTATCAGATGAGCTAATTGAAAAGGCATCTCGATTGATGAAAGAGCAATCCAACAATTATACTCCCGATAGTGCTAAACCTAAAACAGTTCAGGCACCAAAGGTTTCTAACGAACCATCAGATTTGAAAAAAATGATTAAAGAAGCCGTAAGAGAAACATTGAAAGAGCAGGGTTTGATTTCAGAGTCAACAGAAAAGACAAACGAGATTTTTTCATTCAAAGTTGGAAAACACATTTTCGAAGGTAAAATAACGAAGGTCAAAAAGATTTCTTAACATCTTTCTTTATTCAGTGAAAATTGTTATATTTTCAGGACATAATAAAAAATCATGTCCAAAATTAACGTATTAGTAATTCCATCCGACAGAACGGGAGTAGGTAAGTTCAGGTCAGTAGACCCACACATTTTTTTACAAAATTTGTATCCTGAAGATTTTCACGTAGATATTTCCTTTGAGGTTCCACTCAATAATTTAGATTTTTTCAAAAAATACCAAATAGTCGCACTTCACAGAAGTATAGGTCCTGATTTTGACAAAGCGGCGGAAGTAATACAAGAACTAAATAAAATGGGTATTGCTACCGTCTGTGACATTGACGATTATTGGATGCCAGGAAAAGAACATCCTATTCATGATGTAATCAAATTCAATAAGATAAATGAAAAGATTGTTGCTAATTTGAGGGTTGCCAAATATGTCAGTACTACAACTACAATCTTTGCTGACGAAATTAAAAAATTAAACCCTAACGTCGTTATTTTTCCAAACGCAATCAATCCGAACGAAACACAATTCAAAGAACCTACTTTACCCTCAGACCGTTTGAGAATTGGGTGGCTCGGTGGTTCATCACATCTTCATGACATACAACTTTTAGACCAATCATTCAGTAAACTTGAAAGGTATAAAGATGAATTACAATTTGTTTTGTGTGGATTTGATACGAGAGGTAGTGTTACTGAAATAAATTCAGCAAATGGAGAACACAAAAAAAGAGACATTCTACCTCATGAAACCGTATGGGCAAGATACGAAGAAATTTTCACTCAAAAATATTCTACAGTATCCGAGGAATACAAAAAACATTTACTACAATATGGTAAAGAAGATTACTCCAATGCAATGAATGAAGCATATCTCAGAGTTTGGACTAAACCCGTAACATCGTATGCAAAGAACTACTCTAAATTTGATGTTTCTTTAGCACCGATTAAAAACACAATGTTCAATAGAGTAAAATCTCAACTTAAAGTAATCGAGGCTGGTTTCTATAAAAAAGCACTTATAGCTTCAAATATTGGTCCTTACACAATTGATTTGAAACATTCCCTACAAAATGGTAACTTTGTTGATGGGAACGCTCTTCTTGTTGATGAGAATAGAAATCACTCCGATTGGGCAAAATACATTGAAAAATTATTGAAAAACCCCAACATGGTTAAAGATATGGGTGAAAGATTGTATGAGACAGTAAAAGACACATATGATTTATCTATTGTTACCAAATCAAGAGCTGAGTTCTACAAATCAATTGTATGATAAACATACCCTTCAATAAACTTTTATTTTTGGACATCGAGACCGTTGGGATTGAACCAACGTGGGATGATTTGGTTAAAAATAGACCTGCACTCTCTTTTCAGTTTCAACATTATTTTGATTGGTTTCAAAAAAGATTTCCCGAAGATGCAGACAAACCAATTTCAGAAATGTTTGTTAACAGGTCAGCGTTAGTTCCTGAATTCAATAGAGTAGTATGTGTAAGTGTTGCATTTGTAACAGATTCCAATATTACCAAAGTTCAGTCTTTCAACGATGTTGAAGAAAAAAAACTTTTATTTGATGTTCAAAAACTTTTGGAAAAAGTTGGTGAATTAGGTTTTTTCTTATGTGGGCATAACGTAAAAGGATTTGATATACCCGTTCTTGCAAAAAGAATGATTATGAATGGTTTAAAACCACCGAAGATTTTACCAGGTCATGATACAAAACCTTGGGAAATCAAAGCATTTGATACCAAGGAATTTTGGCAATTCAATAACTATACATCAATAGCATCATTAGAACTTATGAGTGTTTGTCTTAATGTTCCATCTCCAAAAACAATGGAAGTTACAGGGAACAAGGTTCACGAAGCATTTTGGAATAAAAAAGATTACAAAGGTATTTCTGATTATTGTGAAGCGGATGTACGTTGTCTAATAGATGTTGTAAAAAAAATCACAAATTTAAAATAATATGGAAACAAATTACGATGATGAATTAAAAGGCCTCTTTGAAAAATTACAAGAGGAAATTAAAAAAACAGATACAGGTGATGACGATGAACTTTCTAACCTTATAAACATTTCATTTGAAGATTTGGAACAAGAATTTATGAGAGAACAAAATACGAAAGTCATCAAATTCAAAAAATTGTCAGAAGACGCTAAATCACCATCTTACGCGTATGAATTAGATTCAGGCTTTGATTTATATTCCACAGAAAAATTTGTTTTAGGTCCATTTGGTAGAGCTTTAGTACCGACAGGATTGTCATTTGATATTCCTGAAGGTTATGAAATTCAGGTAAGACCTAAAAGCGGTCTTGCTATTAATATGGGTTTGACTGTGTTGAATACCCCTGGTACAGTTGACCGAGGTTATTTGGGAGAAATAAAAGTTCCTGTGTTCAACACAAATAATAGTTCTATAACAATCGAAAAGGGGATGAAAGTCGCTCAAGCTGTATTGTGTCCAGTGGTTTGTGGTAAATTTGTAAAATTTGATGAGGTAGATAGTTTAGGTGATTCAGAGAGGGGCGATAAAGGTTTCGGTAGTACAGGTATTTAATTTTTAAACCTAACACCATGGGAAAATATTATGAAAATCTCGACACCTTAATAGACCTTATTAAGAAGTTAGAAAAGAAAAATCAATTAGCTGAGTTCATGTTGGACTGTATTTCTCGAGCAAGAAAGGAACCCGAAAAAACAGCTCATGAAATTATCAAAGAATCCAAAAATAAAATTTTGAAATGATTACAATAGGCTATTCAACAAAATCAACCAAACCAGAGTTTACCGAATATTTGATTAAAAGTTCGGGATTCAAAAAGGTAAAAGTTATTGAAAAAATCAATAATGGTGAAAAATCATTGGCTCAGGTTTACAACGAAATCTTGGATGAATCTGAAACTGATATTGTAGTACTTTGTCACGATGACTTATACTTTGATTCTTCGGCATGGTTCCCCAAAATCACCAAACACTTCGAAAAAAGTGATTACGGAATTTTAGGTGTTGCTGGTACAACTTACATGCCAAAATCTGGTATGTGGTGGGAAGATAGAAAAAAGATGATTGGAATTGTCAACCACGAAAGTGGAGGTAAAAAATGGGAATCAAAATATTCCGAAGCTTTCGGTAATGGAATTGAACCCTCTATCGTTGTTGACGGACTTTTTATTGCAATCCATAAGAAAAGAATTAAGAAAAAATTTAATGAAGACTTTGAAGGATTTCATTTTTATGACATTCCATTTTCCTTCGAAAATTTTCTCGAGGGTGTAAAAGTTGGTGTTATTTCAAATATTAGAATTACACACAAATCTATTGGACAAACCAACGAACAGTGGGAACAAAATAGACAAAAGTTTGAAAAAATGTTTTCTGAGCATCTACCCGTCAAACTTCCAATAGATAGAAATAAGAAATTGAAAGTTTTGATTTCTTGTCTGATGTTCAGAACATTCACAGGGTCAGAATTGTATGTATACGAATTAGCAAAAAGCCTCACACAATTAAATTGTACTGTAACCATTCTTTCTCAAATTGGTGGACCTCTAACTGATATGGCCAGAAAATTGGGGATTAGAGTTCTTCCATTTGAACAAGCACCAGGTTTCAAGTTAGGGGATGGTAAATGGGGAATTCAAACTGAAAAGGGGTTTGAACCATCCAAAGAAAATGTGATGTATAGGGTTTCAGAAGTAGATTTTGACATTATACATATTCAACACAAACCAGTTGCTGAAAGAATTTGTAGTTTCTATCCTGAGATACCTAAGATTTATTCTATTCACTCAGAAGTAATAAGTTTGGAAGAACCTCATCTTGATTACACAATCAAAAAATTCATAGCAATAAGACCGGAAATAAAAACACATTTGATTGAAAACTTCGAAGTTAAAGAAGAGAACATTGAAGTTATTTACAACCCTATCGACAATGAGAAATTCAACCCAAATGGAAACAAAGAAGGAGGCTACGTTTTATTTGTTGGTACAATCGACTATTTGAGAAAAGATACCCTCATGGAACTTTCGGAATATTGCGATAAAAACGGTTTAGAACTTTGGATAGTAGGTGAAGATAAGTCCAATTATTTACCATTACTCTTAAACGAAAAACACGTAAAACATTTTCCTGCAACTTGGAACGTTGAAAAGTATATCAAGAATTGTAAGGAGACCGCAGGTATCCAGTTAGGAAGAAGTACAATTGAAGGATGGTTGTGTGGAAAACCAGGTTGGATTTTCAAGGTCAACTCTAATGGTTTCATTCTCGAAAAAGAAAAATTTGACCCACCACAAGATTTAGAAAAGTATCATTCATCAAAAGTTGCTGAAAAAATCAAAGAGGAATATTTCAAAATTATTTCATGACCATCCTAACCACTACATACAACTGCGAGAAATTTATTGAAAGATGTATTTTTTCAATTATGTCTCAGAGTTTCAAGGACTTCAAATGTTATATAACAGATGATATGTCTACTGATAATACAGTAGAAAAAATAAAATCTGCAATCAAAGATGATAACAGATTTATCCTAATAGAAAATCACTGTAAGTTTTATCAACCTGGTAACTATGACCAGGTAATACGGTTCAGAGCTCTCGATGGAGAAGAAATATGTGTTGAAATAGATGGGGATGATTGGCTTCCAAACCCAAAAGTTTTAGAAAAAATTTCTAAGGTGTATGAAGACCCTAATGTTTGGATGACGAGCGGTTCTTTCAAGTATCACGACGGAAGACCAGGTTTTGCAAACCCTCCGACAAGATTTACAAATGTTAGACGGGAAGTTTTCACTCTTTCTCATTTACGAACATGGAAATCTTGGCTTTGGAAAAAAATTGAACTAGAAGATTTGAAAGACGAGAAAGGAAATTATTGGAATGTGGCAGGAGATTTAGCGTTCATGTTTCCAATGTTAGAAATGTCGGGAGAGGAACATTATAGATTTTTACCTGACATTTTATACATTTATAACGAATCAAACCCTCTTAATGACCATAAGGTGAACATGGCAAATGTTACACAAACGGTGAATAAAATCAGGGCAAAAAAACCATATTCTAAATTATAAAATGAAAGTCTCGATTTGTATACCTACGTGGGAACAGTTTGGTAGGGGGATAGAATTTTTGAAAAACAATTTAGATAAAATCTCAAAACAAACTTATAAAAATTTTGAGGTTGTAATTTCAGACCACAGTAAAGATGCGGAAATAGAAATTTTATGTTCAGAGTATAAAAATCATTTTGAAATAAACTATTTCAAAAACCAAGAAAAACTTGGAAACGGTCCTGCAAATACAAACAATGCAATTAAAAATTCAAAAGGAGACATCGTTAAAATAATTTTCCAAGATGATTTTTTTTATGATGAAACCGCTTTGGAAACAATCATAAAAGAATTTGAAAACGGTGCTAAATGGGTTGTCAATGGTTGTAATCACACTCATGATGATGGAAAAACGTTTTCAAATTTTATGGTTCCTTATTGGAACTCAAATATTGCCACGGGAACTAACACAATAAGTTCCCCTTCAGTTTTGTCTTTCATCAATAATGAGCCCTGTTTATTTGATGAAGACCTTGTAATGTTAATGGACTGCGAAATGTACTATCAACTTTACAGAAGATACGGACTTCCAATAGTAATACCTAATATTTTAATAACTAATAGAATGCATCCTCACCAAATTTCAAGTATGTATAATAAAAACATGTGGGATGAAATTAACCACGTAAAAACTAAACATAAATTACTATAAAATGGACCAAATTGAATTAATGTACGAAAGGAAGAAAATGACTCCGAGTGATATCAACGAACATCTTCCAACACTAAAAAAATATGCCGAAGAGTGTGAAACCATTGTAGAAATGGGAGTAAGAACTATTGTTTCTACTTGGGCATTTTTATCGGGTAATCCAAAAAAATTAATCTCGGTAGATTATAAAAACCCCTCAGAATACAATTCAACAGATTTACCTCTTGTAGAAACCTCATCTAAAGAAAGAGGAATTGACTTCTCATTTATTCTTTCAGACAGTAGAACTGTAGACATTCCTGAATGTGATTTATTATTCATCGATACTTTACACACATATCCCCAAATCAAGGTTGAATTAGAGGTTCACTCAAAAAAAGTAAAAAAATATATTGTTTTTCATGATACAGAAACATTTAGAACTGTAGGTGAAATCAATACTGAAGTTGGTATATGGCCGGCTATCGAAGAGTTTTTGGAAAAAAATCCTGAATGGTCAATACACGAGATTTTCAAAAACAATAATGGATTGACTATAATTAAAAGAAACTAATATGGAAAATACAAGATTAAAACTTTTGTTTATTCAGAGAGTACTAATTGATTCGGTAGGTAGTGACTCGATAAAAAATTCCTTTTTCAGCAATGGGGTCTATCCTTCAGATGAAGTTATGGAATCAATCGTTTCTCAGCCAGTTCAAGGAGAAAGACTTACTGGAAGAGATTGGCCTCAGTTTGCCCACACAATGATTGGTCTAAAGAGAATGGAAAATCTTCACGAGTCTTTAGACTATGTAAGAGAAAATAATATTGAAGGAGACTTCATAGAAACTGGTGTTTGGAGAGGTGGCGCTTCAATTTTTGCTAGAAAATATTTTGAACTCTATGGTATGAACAAAAAGGTTTTTGTTGCCGACTCTTTCAGAGGTTTACCACCACCAAAAGTAAAAGAAGACGAAGGTGACCCTCATCATACAATAGATTTCTTAAGAGTATCACTGGCTCAAGTGAAAAATAATTTTGAGATGTATCGTGCTTTAGATGAGAGTGTTATTTTTTTAGAAGGTTGGTTTGAAGACACCTTACCAAACAACCCTCAAATTGAAAAATTGAGTATTTTGAGAATGGATGGTGATATGTTCAAATCTACTATGGATGTTTTTGACTCCTGTTATCATAAAGTAGTTTCAGGAGGTCGTGTAATAATCGATGACTATTGTATTCCAAATTGTAAAAACGCTGTAGAAAAATTCAGAAGAGATAACTCTTTTGATGAACCTATGACTGTGGTTGACCAGTGTGGAATGTTTTGGACAAAAAAGTAATATCATGCACAATCTTTCTATAATCGCAAACTTCGGTTTGGACATTCATTTTCAAACCCCTGTACCCTGTGAACTTTATGTTGACCTTATTCCAAACACCCCGAAAAATGCAATTAGGGTTCTTTGGACTATTGAACCGAATGAAGTTTCTGGTTTCAGACAAGCGGCAATTAATAATTGTGACAAATTCGATTTAATTCTTACTTGGGATGAAAATATTTTGAAATCATGTCCAAATGCAAAACTTTTTCCATATGGAACCACTTGGATTAAAGATTTTGATTTTGTAGAAAAAGAGTTTTGTATTACAACTTTGATTGGTGGAAAAACACAGTGTCCTGGACACGTATTACGTCATTCCATCCCGCACGCATTAACTAAAATTGATAACATACCCTATCATATCTATAACAGCATCAATTCATCATTTTCTCAGGGAACAAACTTCAGAACTATGAAAAGTAATGTTTGGAAGAACGAACTTTTTTATTCTCAATTCCATATTGTTGTAGAAAATGTTTTTTCAAATAATTGGTTCACAGAAAAATTAATTGACTGTTTTCAAACTAAAACAGTACCCATTTATATTGGTTGTAATAATATTGGAGATTTCTTTGATAAACGAGGGATGTTTCACTGTAAAAACTTAGAGGAGCTTGTCACAATTTGTGAGAACATTAATGAATCAACTTATCAAGAAATGCGAGAATTTGTTGAATTCAATTATCACGAGTCTATGAAATACAGTGACCATAGAGCAAGAATAGAAACCACAATCAAAGACTTTGTTTCAAAGACAATATAATGGAAATAGTATCTACAAAATTGATGGGGGGTCTCGGGAACGTTTTATTCCAAATTGCCACCGCTTACGCAGTTTCATTAAGAGATGGTAAAAAATTTATTTGTGACACAAGAGAAATGGTAATTCCACACAAACCATTCAGCGCTTATGTAAACAATATTTTGAGAAAAATTGAATTCTCAGACAAACTCCCACAAATGCAACATCACGGTGAAAGAGGATTTGAATTTTATCCAATTCCAAAGATAGGGGGTAATGTGAAATTGATTGGACACTTTCAAAGTGAAAAATATTTTTCTGACTATAGAAATGAAATCTTAGAACTATTTGAAATAGATGAACATACATCAAATAGACTATTAAAAAAATACGGTGAAATTCTTAATCAAGATACTTGTTCAATTCACGTAAGACGTGGTGATTACGTCGGATTACCAAATCATCATCCAACACAACCAATTGAATATTATATTGAAGCCGTAGAAAAAATCGGAAAGGAAAAACATTTTCTAATTTTTTCAGATGATTTGAATTGGTGTAAACAAAATTTTGATTTCATAGAAAATAAAACTTTGGTTTCAAACAACTCAGACTACGAAGATTTATATCTCATGTCTATGTGTAAAAATAACATAATTGCAAATTCTACATTCAGTTGGTGGGCAGCTTGGTTGAACAAAAACGAAAACCCAACAGTAATCATTCCAAAAAAATGGTTTGGACCAGCATACGCCAGCTTCAGAACTGAAGATTTGTATTGTAAAAATTGGATTAAATTATGAAAGTTTTAGTAACGGGTTCGAATGGACTATTAGGAAATGCACTCAAAGAAATCTTAGGTGATGGACATGTTTACCACACAAGAAAAGACGCAGACCTGAAAAATGAAGAGAACACCCTTAATTACATAACTGACAATGTGAAAAATAATGGGGTTGACACCATCATACATTGTGCTGCTAAAGTCGGGGGTGTTCAAGCAAATTCAAATAACAACGATTTGTTTTTCGAAGAAAATTATAAAATTAATCACAACGTGATTACTGCAGCTTTTGCCTCAGGAGTAGAAAATTTCGTAAACTTATCATCTACATGTATATTTCCAGATTCCAATATTACCTACCCTCTTACTGCAGACCAAATTGACATTGCACCACCACACCCATCAAATCACGGATATTCTTACGCAAAAAGACTTTCAGGTTATCAAACAAAAATCATAAGAAATCTTACAGGTAGAAATTGGATTAACGTCGTTCCAACGAACGTTTATGGTCCACATGATAACTTTCATCCTGACCACAGCCACATGATTCCTGGCATTATTTACCGAGCATATCACTGCAAAGAAAAAAATGAAGACTTCGTAGTTTGGGGGGATGGGACACCTTTGAGACAATTTATTCACTCAAGAGACCTTGCGAGAATTATTCTTTGGGCAATCGAGAACTGGAAATCAGAAGTTCCATTTATGGCAGTAAATGCTCAAGAACATTCTGTAATGGACATTGTGAAAATGGTCGTGAAAAAATTTGAAATTAGTGAGGATAAGTTGTTTTT